CGGCGGCGTTGCCCCACCCTCCAGATGCGGCGGCGTTGCCCCTCTCGCCAGATGCATGATCTTCAGCGGATCCCCCGCACATCTCAAAGATGAATTGAGCCCCGGCCTTGATCACGCCATCCAGCCCGATTTCCGCGCCGATCTTGATTTCCTTGCCGCACACCTTGGAGTCATCGCTATTACGCTGCCCGTTGTCATCAATCTCCACTTCGCAATAGCGGGAATCCGTCGGCGGGTAGTATCGGAACGTGTCCAGCGGGTTTTCACAGGCGTGGAAGCCTTTGTTGCACAACTCCGCTACCGGTTCCTGGTATACTTTGCCTACCTCATACTGAAAACCACGGCATCTCAGGCGCTTGTCGAACCCCTTGAATGCTTTCAGCAGCAGATTTCTGCGCTTGGCAAACCCCTTGTAATCTTTCATCAGATTTCCCTTTCCTCAAGCCACCTGTCCACAAGTCGCTTGAAAATCATAAACACCCGGCTACGTCCGGTCTCGATGCACACACCGAACGGCAGCTTTTCAGCCTGAATCCCATCGGAGAGTGTTTCTTTGGAGATTTTGACGCCGTTTTCCCGCAGATACTTTGCGGCCTCGTCGATTGTCATAGTTTTTACCATACTTTACTCCTTGCAATTGCTTCGCGGGTGTGGTATAATACCCGTGAAGAATCCTTGCCAATGCTTCTTCGCCGCCCCGTCAGGTTGCCGCCTGGCGGGGCATTTTTTGTTATTGCGCACTTCCCGCCTCATTCCCAGGAAGAGACCCATCCGCAGTGAACTTGTCAATATCATCCTGGTCAATCCGGAACGTTGCGTGGATTTTGCCGTAGTGCGCTTTCTGGGCGTTTTCGTCGCGCACAGCGTCCTCCAGCATCCTGCCAATCTTGACCTTTCCATCGTTCATCTGGCGGATAAACTCCAAGATTTCCTTGGGCCTGCCGTTAAGGTGAATCTTCGTAGCGTTTCCTCCCTTCCTTACTTCTCGGACTTATCCCCACTTAGAAGCTCGTCCACGGACACATTAAAGTAGTCCGCCAACCGCTTCACATTCCGGGGATGGGGCATTGTGCCGTTCTTCCAGTTGACGATAGACGTCTGATTCACGTCAATCTCCTTATTGAATCGGAACTCGCGTTTTCTGCGGCGGAAGAAATACTGCCCCGGTAAGGGTCGCTTTGTGCAAGCAGTTTCCCGTCGAGGGACCAGTATTTTGCGACTTCCCTAACGGGGTCCCCCTCCACACCGCTGCCGACTGGCCCGATTGTTACAACCACCTGAATGACCTTTGCGGAAGTACAGCCGATCTGGCGGTCATGCGATTCTGCACTCAAACTTTCACCTCCAATTTCATACTTTCCTCTTTTCCAGGACTGCGGCGAAAGCGTTCTCCATCCGCTCCTGAATGTTGGGCGGATTCCGGTGCCCATTAAGGATGAGGCTTACGTAAGCTTTCGTCACGCCCAGTTCCTCTGCCAGTTCGTCATAGGTTACGCGATTGCAATGCATCTTCCCGACCAACCGGCCAGTCCATTTCTCCGGCAACATATCACCTCCTAAAAATGCAGTTGCAAATGTTAACACATTGTGCTATTATGTATTTGCGAGATAAATAATAGTTTGATGCACGGGCGGAATCCGCCGGGGCTTGGTTTTGTGTTACTTTTTGCAACCTGTATTTTAATTATAGCGTTAACAAACGAAACTGTCAAGCCTAAAGTGATAACAAACGTAACTTTTACAAAATGCACAAAAACGGAGGATATGTATTGTGGCATTTTACGAAAACTACGTGAAACTGTGCAATTTGGCGGGGAAATCTCCGTCGGCAGTTGCGGTTGAGCTAAAACTTGGTAAACCCTCTGTTACACGGTGGAAGCACGGGGCAGTTCCCAGGGACACCACCATTTTGAAGATAGCGGGCTACTTTGGTGTTTCAGTGGAAGAACTGACTCAAGACACAAAAAAAGAGCGCCCCGCCGATGGCGAAGCGCTAAACGTAGACGAGTGGATAAAGAAAGCCCGGACGATGTCAAACGGAGATTTGAATCTGGCCTTGCGGGAACTGTTGAAAATACAAGCGGAGAGGATAGCAGAAGATGAGAGAACTGAGCACTAACGCAAAAAGGGCGCTGGCAGCTCTCTACACGCATTACTGCCAGCGCCGGGCATACGGGCAGTCGAAGCAAAACTCCACATTCTTCATGCCGATTCCAGAAGCAGTAAAGGATGGGTTACAGGAGATTTGCGCTGCCGGATATGCCGAGTATTCGCCTTTTGGTGGTGTTATCCTGATGGATGCGGGCATTGCCTACATGGACCAGCAAGACCCGGAAACCGTCCTTATGTGGGATTTACATGACGGACAGGTCATAACCTAACTTGTTCTTCACAAATGCGGCGAAGTCACTGGCTTTATACAGGTTAGGCGTAAGCAGTGCGTTAGACACGCTGAGCCGGACACCGCACATATCGCATTTGAAATCAACCTTATCTCCGATAAGCGGTGTTCCATTTACGAGGACAAATGTCTTTTCGCCGTCAGATGCAATCAGGACTTTTGCGTTTGATAATTCCATGTTTTTCTAACTCCTTCCATAATCGTCTTTGTTCTTCCTGCGTGAGTGTCTGGACGGCGGCTATGAATAGTTCTCGCTTGCTGCACTCGTCCATTTGTTCTATTATATCATACTTTTCGCAAAAACACACGATTTATTTCCCCCTCGTAAAAAAATATTTTCACCTATTCCCCCAAATAGGACAAATATTGCATACCGCGTTGCCCTATAATAGGCAACAAAGGGATAGATCTTGGGTTATGTTGGCCCCGCCGCCCCCGCACCGGGCGGCAGGGCCGATATAGCAGATAGCCCATCAGGCTGTCATCTGCTACGATTTAAGCATAGCAGTGCCGCGAAACCATGTCTACGCACAATACGGGGAACCGTGCGGTCGATGTAGGGCAAATGGTTCCCGCACTTGAGATTCTGTCCCGCCACAGGTGAAATCTACTTTATGGAGGCGAATAACCATGTCTGCGTTGCAGGAAATTGCGGGAAACATTGAGCAATACCCAAAGAGGATTCGCGAGGCAAAAGAAAAAAAGAGATACACCATCAGCGACATTGTAGATCTGTCAGGCGTGTCAAAGTCCGCCGTGTCAAAGCTCCTGGACGGATCGCAAATGGACCCGAAGCTCTACAACGCTGTCGCCATGTGCATGGTGCTGGATCTGTCTCTGGATGAACTGTTCGGGCTGGACAAGCCAGTGGAACACCCGGAATCTATGCAGGCCAGGATACACCAGTTGGAGCTGGAAAACGCGCATTTGTCCGGTAACGTAAAAAGGCTGGAAGAAGTAAACGCCATACAGAAGGACCAAATGCGCACTCGCAAGCCGGTCATCTTCGTCCTGATTGGTATGTGCGCCGTGCTGGCCATGTGCCTGGTGGCGTACTTGTTTATTGACTCGCAAATAACGGCCCAAGGGCTTATCCGCAACGGACAGCCTACCGCCGTGGCGTGGTTTGTTATTGTCGTAGCAGCCACTGCGGTGATAGCCTCTACGGTCATCATTTCGATGGCCCTGCGCAAAAAAGTATGAAAAAAGGCCGTCCCACATGGGGCGGCCATGTCACAATATAAAGGAGGATACAATGAACTGCATTAAGTGCGGTGGAGTTTTGCCGGACGGCGCTCTGTTTTGCCCAGCATGCGGAAAGCGGCAATCCAAACAATCCCGCAGGGCCATCAAGAGGCCCAACGGGTCCGGAACGGTCTATAAACTGCAAGGCCGAAGGAGCCGCCCGTGGGTGGCGGCAAAAAGTAAGGTGATTATAGGATATTACCCCACGCGCAAAGACGCTCTTGAGGCTCTGGAACGCTTGGCGGGGAAGGATTTGACAGAGCGGTATAACATGACCTTCAGGGAAGTATTTGAAGCATGGAAAGAGGAACATTATAAGGAAATAGGCCCCCGTGGGGTGGAGTCATATAACCGGGCTTTTGACGTGTTCCAGCCGCTCCACGATGCAAGATTCCGCAGTTTGCGGACAGCAGACTTCCAGGCGGTTATGGACAAATATGCGGATAAATCCCACAGCACATGCAGCAAGTACAAGCAGCTTGTTACGCAGATGTCCGCATGGGCGATCCGGGAGGAAATCGCAACAACAAGCTTTGCAAAATTTATCCATCTGCCAGAAAACGTGAAAAAAGAAAAGGAAATCTTCTCCGACGTGGACATTGAGAAGCTGGAGAAAAACGGAAGCGACACCGCGAAAATTATATTGATGCTGATTTACACGGGCATGAGAATCGGGGAGCTTTTCGGTCTCCCGCTGGCCGACTATCACGAAACCTACGTCATCGGGGGAGAAAAGACCGCCGCCGGGCGCAACCGGGCCATCCCCATCAGGCCGGAGGGCCGGGCATACTTTGCATATTTTGCCGCAAGGGCGAAGGGTGCGCTCTTGCTGTCCGGCTATACCGGACAACAGGTACCGGCAAATTTTCGCCGGCGGGATTACTATCCGTTACTGGAAAAGCTCAAGATTGAGCGGAAAACTCCTCATGCCACCCGGCACACCTACGCCAGCTGGGCCAGAAGATCAGGCATGGCCACGGAGATTCTGCAAAAGATATTGGGCCACGCCGACTATTCCACAACGGCAAATATTTATGTTCACACAGACATTCCTGAGCTGATTGCAGCTGTAGACGCGGCTGACAAAAAATAGCGTGTTACTAACACGTTACTAACAAGGAAAAGTATGGTATAGAATGTTGGAACTTTTTTGCGGCAAAAACAAAGAAAAAGTCCCGGTTTCACATGAAGCCGGGACTTTTTTGGTGCGCGGTACAGGACTCGAACCTGTGACCCCATGCACGTCAATTATAGGCCAATAGCAAACAAACGGTATTGTGCGGCATTATGCGGGACTTAACGGGGATATGCAGATATTTTTGCGGGAGAGGTTGCAAAGTCCCGTTTTGTCCCGAGTCAGTTACTAACAGGCTACTAACAAATTACACCGCCGCAATTCCGTGGTAGTAGGCAGACAGCTTTTCTTTCGGGCCTTTTGCGTCCTTGTCAAACAGGAATGCCTTGGCCATATCCGCAAAAAACTCAGGCTTGTTTACGCCATACTTTGCCGCCACGGAGCAGTAGTCCGAATACATCATATTCATGGCTACGTTCCAGTCGTCCTCGGTGATGTGCGCAAACACGACACCGGCGTTGGCCGCGAGGGGGGTGGTCTGCTGAACAGTCCAATGCCCGCCGGTGGTGCCGTCCTCATTTTCCATGCCGGTATTCCATGCTTTGGCATCCTCTTTGGAAAAATCAGCGGACCCACACATACATTTACCGAGTTTATCGACCTGTTCCCAGCACTCCGCCATTCCTCGGACGGCAGCAGCAGAACGTTCGGACACAGGCAGTTCCATGTACGCAGACAGTTCCTTTTCCAGTTTTCGCTTGTATTCTTTCAGGTCGTCCTTCATGTTGCACCCCTTACAGCTTCTCGACGGTAACGGCCATGTTGTTTACAACTGCCGCAACGCCGCCCAGGATCAGGGACAGAATAGAGCCCTCACACCCGCAGGCATTGCGGACGATGGCAGAAATGCCAATATTAACAGTGCCGTTTTCGGCGGCGGTCTGGGCCCCCGTCGCTCCGATAATCGGAACGCCGTCCTTTTGCGCGGTGATAGACACGGTGCCAGCCGCTGAGGGAGACAAGGTGCCGGAGACGTTGACGAGGTAATACCCTTGTCCACACAGTGTAATGGCATTGCCGTCTTGCTTGATGTTGCAGCCGTACCGGCGGGTAGTATTCCCAACAGGGATGATGCCGTCAACCGGGACGGTTGCGCCGGTGGTGTTGGTGGTATAGATGGCGGATTTACTCATAATATCATTCCTTTCTAATCGATCTGATTTTTGTCCATTCAAAAATAGCGGGGCGACTAATGCCGCCCCGCATGCCTCGCCGGATAGGGCGTCACTTTATCTCGCTTACCGGGAATCAGATGTTGTTGCAGCCGCTATTGCAGCCGCAAAACGGAGAGGGGCCTGCGTTATAAGTGTATCCGTTGGGATAACGCACTACGCCGCACAGCTGGTCCCTGATAAACAGCTGATTGTTGGTCTGTTCCAGCTGGGCGATACGGCCCTCCAGCTGAGATTTCTCCAGGGCGGCAAACTTGGCGTCAATGTTGGCGTTGACGCTGTCAATAGCCCGCTGCGTGGTGCAGCAGCACTCCGACATCTGAGATTGGATGTTGTTTCCGGTCTGTATAATGGCCATGTTCGTACCGTTCTGCGCCAGGGCCATTTCCTTACCCAGCTGCCCGACATTGCCCTGCATTTCGTAACCCAGACCGCAAATGCCGTTGCCCACGTTGGTCAGACGGTCATTCAGCTGGCCAAACTGCTGGCCGAAAAGGATTTCCTGTTGAGACGCAGCGGTGGCATACTGGCCAAATTCGCCCTGCCGGTTCATCCCCCAGCCTCCGCCCATAAAGACGAAAAGGAACAGGATGATAATCCACCACGCGCCGCCGCCCCAGTTGTCATTGCCGCCATCAACAGCGGCCCGAAGATCAGAGAGGGAATAGTTGTCCATTTCAAAACTCCTTTCTTGAAATTTTTATAATAAACCGTTGCGCACCGGCTTATTTCAGGAATCTCATAAACTCCTTGGCTTGCTGCTGGAGTTGCTGGAACTGCTGCGGGTTCATCTTCCCCGATTGCAGCATTTGTTCCACTTGATCTTTCGCCCGCTGCGGGGTCATACCAGCCGCAAACTTGCGGAACTCCGCCAGCATTACAAGGGGGTTATTCGGACTTTTTGCGTTTTGCTGGAGCATCTGAATCATCGGATTTGGCATTTAGCATTTCCTCCAATCTTTTCACGCGTTCTTCCAAACTGGTGACATTCACCTTCGCGGGGTCTTGATAAGGCGCAATGCTGTACGGGGTAACAGTACAATACCCCGCCCCGTCGCTGACCTTGAGCCACACAACCGGGTCATTCTCGTCCAGGAGTAAGATGGAACTGTTGGGTGCCATGCGGAACGCGTCTGCCCCGTTTCTGCCGTTTACTCTGGTGATCTGGCACGCTTGCTGTGATGCTTGACCGTATTGCCCCATGTATGGGGCACCGTATCCCTGCTGATATTGGTTGTTGAATCCGTACATCGCCAGCCCTCCTTTGCTTATATGGTACAAAAAAATCGCCCATCCAGATGGCCTGTAAAAGGTCTCTGAATGGGCGATCATGTCCAAGTGAGGTCTATTGATTTGTCAGCGCGTCAACAATTTTCGACAATGCCCTGCGGCGGTTTCTCTTGACGCTTTCCGGCGAGACGTGAAGCGCGTTGGAAACTTGGATATAAGACTTTCGGCGGATATCGCACAAAATAATGCACGATTCCTCATCTTCTGGCAAATCGAAAGATTGGACAAATTCCAAAGCTCTCTTAGGAGCCATGTTGGAAATGTAGTACCGAACGGCTTTGCGACTATTATCCATGGCAAAATAAAAGCCGTGGGCGTGCGGGCGCAATGCGCGGGCAGGGAGCGCGGCGTTACGTCACTCCCCGCCGTCCAGAATGTTTCTTACTTCTTCCCCTTCACGATGAACCCACTAAAACCGGCCTTTTTCAAGCGGTCCAGCATCTTCTCGGCGTTGGCGCGGACGGCGAAGGCCCCCACCTGGACCCGGTACAGGGTATCGCCCTGGGCAGGCTCGGCGGGCTTGGGCGTCTCCTGCTTGGCCGGGACGTAGGTCACGCCCAGGTAATTGCACAGGCCCTTGGCGATGGCCTCACCGATGGCCGTGGTGTGCTCCACGATCCACCTGGCACCCTCAGCGGTGTCGTGGAACTCGCACTCGCAGTACACCGACGGTGCATTAGGTACACGCACCTCGAACAGCCGGGGGTTGGCCTGGATGTTTTCAGACGTTCCCGGCGTCAGCGGGGCCAGCTCCGCAAACACGGCCTTGCATGCGTCGTAGCCCTTGCCAGGAATGGTAAAGCAGAACATCCGGGTGCCCATGACCTTGCCGTTGGCGGCGTTGGTGTGGACGCAGTTGTGGATGTCCGCGCGCCAGGCGTCGGACTCGGCGCAGCGCTGGGCCATGGTGGTGCCGAAGGCAGCCAGCTTCACCTCCACGCCGCTGCGGCGCAGGGCGGCAGCCTCCGCCTCGGCGATCTTCTGGCACTGGACGTGCTCGTTGGTGTTGCCCCAGGCATAGCGGTTTTCCGTCTGGTCGCTGGGGCTGATGTACACTCGCTTACTCATTGTTGTTGTCCTCCTCTCCCGGCAGCTTGTCCGCCGCCGTATCCTCAGCGTGTACTTTCAACTTCTTGAGCAGGGCCTGGAGGAAACCAGGCACTGGTGCACCAATGGCCGACACATTTTCCAGGATGGACAGCAGCTCGTTGATCACCAGCCAGATAATGACGATGCTGGCAAACAGGAACTCCACCGGCCAGTCCCAGCCCAGGGTGTCGGCTCCGTAGCGCAGCAGCCAGTCTACCACAGCGGCCACGGCGACGATCACCAAGTAGCCCACCTTCTTCAGGATGCCTCGCAGGCCCACCCGGGAGGACAGTTCCCCGGCGTTCCATGCCTTGGTCATACCCGTGGCGTAGTCCAGCAGCATCACCACCACCAGCACCAGCACCGGTACCAGCAGCTGCACCCCGTAGGCACACAGCGCCCCCAGGGCGGCCGCCAGCGCGGCCTTGATCGTGTTTTCTTTCATGTTGTAAAATCTCCTTTCAATTTGGGATTTTGCTTTAATTTTTTTTGTATCGAGCACCTGATAACGCAAGCGCTCAAGCGGGAGGGCTAATCGCCCTCCTTTTTTGCGCCTTGGATGGCATTTCCTTACAATGCCGTTATGGGGAACCCGAGTTTCCCACCTACGATGTTTGCAATCGCCTTGTGTCCCTTTGCACTGTAATGGATCATGTCAGATTGATACAAACTGTCATCTTGAATAAATGCGTATCCAAAATCAGATGCGTCGCATATCTCGTAATTTATGCTCCTGAGGGTAGAGGTCAGTTCCCCATAGACCTGAGCTTGTGAGGCAACATAGGATGCGTCTGTTTTTCGGTTGGGGAACGGCACTATATACGTTCCCTTGCCAGCATAAGCCAAATAGGCTTTGCCCCATTCGATCATACCGCCATCCACATTACGATTATTTGTCCCGATCATCAGCACCAGCCAATCATGTCCTTCCTCAATTGGGCAGTTTCCGATTCCGCAACCAATAATAGCTTTATTCGTGACTGTGATTGTTTTGCTTATTGATAGATTGGGATTGACTGTCTGGCCACCAGTAAAACGCACCTCGACCTTCTTCACACCATCGCCGAGTCCACTAATTGTTTTCTCCGTCTCCGCCTGCTCCACGTCATTCACATACCATTTCCATGTCTCGCCATATCCTTTATTGTAGTTTAGCGTGACACTCTGTGCGTCGGTGTATATTGCAAGCCTTGATCCGGTCCTGAAATTAGCAGTAGAGGAATAGGAGGAATATGCTAATGCGTGGGCATACGGAGACATATACCCGACATGGATCTCGGTGATCGTGGCAAGCATTTTTGCGAAGAGGTATGCCCACCCTTCATTTTGCCGGTCGCTCAAGCCGTAGCCATATGTGTTACTATCTCCAGTCACGAGCAAATCTACGGAGGAATGCAGCGGAGAGAAAATTAAATCTTTCAGGCGTGTGATACCCTGCTGTGGTTTCTCGCGGCACTCAAATCGCACAGAATTGCCTCCGTTATACTGGTTCCCGAAACGCGCAAGTGCTGCATTCTCTGGCACTGTGTAGTTTGTTTGGCCGCTTGCTACGGTTATCTGGCCGATGTATTCCTTGCTCTTGCTGAAGAACGCCACCTTGTTAGTGACAGTCGCGGACAAAAACAACGTTTCTCCGGGGATCACCGGAAGATAATCCGTGGTAAACCCAATACCGCTCTCGTTCAGCGTCCCGTCTGCGTTAAGCGTTGCTTGAGTGTATGCTACGTATTTGTAGTAGTCGCTGACATCGTATCTCTGTGCAACAGGATATGTGATGATGTTTGTCACATCTCCAGAGAGGCCCCCGCTTGGCATATCCACCGGCTTCCACGCCGTAGGCTTGCCGGCGCTGTCCACGGCGGTGATCTTGGCAATCTGGCCGACTGTTGCGCCGGTGATGCCCATTCCCACGCCGCCCTTGCTTTCCAAGTCGAGGACTGCATCTTGTATATCATTTAAGTTTTCCGCAGTTATAACTGTTTTCCCACTTACATAATTTACCTTTTTAAGCGCCATCTTTAATCCTCCTTTATCCGGCAATTGCCTTAATTGGGTGTGCGGCCAGATAAGCAGCAACCGCCTTGGCGATGTCATCCGGGTCTACGCCGCCCAGCCCCTTGATAAGCTCCATCAGCTGGTCGTACACATCTGGCGTGGGGTTGGCGGGGGCACCGCTGGCAGACCGCACGGACGACAGCGCCCGCAGAAGCGCCATGCGGCTGGTGTGGATGTCCCCGGCGTAGAGTCCGATCTGCACACATCCGGGCACAGGTACCGGAGGCAGAGCCACACTGTCACCGCTAAACACGGTGTCGACGTAGGTGCTGTCCATGTAGACTACGCGCATGGTCTTGCTGTCATATGCGCTCCACTCCTCGTCCAGGTCCCAGTGCACGACATAATCGCTGTTGTCGCACACAACGGTTGTCCCGGCGGTACACACCGGGCGCTTATCGGTAACGGTAATGTTGATATCAGGCATGTAATACACTCCTTTAGGCCGTCCTGCGCCATGTGTACACGGCCAGGTACGGCGGCATGTTGTTGTGGGCCTGGCCGCCGCAGTTGGACGTAGCTTTGCCCGTGTAAGCGTTGTACTGGGTACTCGCAGCATTATACAGGCGGATGGCGTTGACGCCCTCCGTAATGCTCTGGCCCGTGTAATCGTAGCCGTGGGTGTGGTTTGCCATCTCCGCCACCGTCAGGATGTGCTCCTCCTCGCCGCCGGTAGCCCCCGCCGCATGCGAATCACCAGCCGCCAAGAGGAACCTGTCCTTGATCTGCTCCCAGGTGCCTCCAAACAGGTCTGCTGGGGATGTGAGGTCCGTAGACTGGTAGATGCTGCCGACGGGGTAGAGATAATCCAATAGAGCTTTCCCCAAATACCGGATGGGCCATTTGAACTCTACCACCTTTTCGTGTTCCGCCACGCCGCCGAAGCATACCCCGGGCAGGGAAAAACTCATGTTCATGGGCACCGAAACGGTGGGGATGGTGATCTCCCGCGTTACCGTGGTTCCCAGGGAGTCCGTAGCTTTGACCTGTACAACGCTGGTCGTGTCCGTACCAAAGGCAACCAGATACACGGTCTTTGCACCGCTGGTCTGGTCGGTCAGTGTGGACGCGCCGGTAATTTCCACAGACGCCTTGTTCCCGGTCAGCTGGAGGGACAGAGTGAACGTCAGCTTGATGTCCGCGCCCATGGAATTTTCCGTCCACACGCTATTTGCGTAAGAGCCGCGCACAAAGGTCAAATCCTGGACAACTGGGCCGCTGTACGCATTCACAGTGATATTCTTGGTAACAGATGCCGTGCGCCCTCTGCTGTCCGTGACGGTGGCTACAACGGCCATTGTGCCGCTGTCTGTAAGGGCATTCGCCCAGTCCGGGCTGGCGGCTTTTCCGCCGATGGTCAAAGACTTGGCCTTGATGGTGCTGCCATAAGACCCAGCAGCGGAAAACGTGGCCTTCAGAGTGCTCTTGCCCTGCACCCAGCCGTATGTGGGCTGATACCCAGAGGTGTCGGACAGACTCACGGACAGGGTGGGTTTTACCGACGCAGGGATGGATGCCGTCAGTGTGGCCGTATTGGTGCCCACCACGGCGTCCCCGTTGTAGGTGGTGATCTCCGCCGTAATGTTTACGGAGATTCCAGACGTATTCTGCGCGGCCCAATCCAAGGGCGGCGTGTACGGAATGGATGTGGCGCTGGATTTTGTCGCCACAGTTACCTGTGCCGCAGAGCCGCACTTGAGTTTGATGGTGTGTGTAAAAGTGCTCACGGCCCTGGTCACTACAAGCGTACCGGCAGAACCCAGCACAAGTCCGGTCGCTGAAACGGAAGATGCCCGGGGGATATCCGGGAGATTGACCGTGCCGGAAACCGTCAGGCTGGACGGCGTGTAAGATGACGTAAACCCGCTGTGCCAGTCCGCAGAAAGAACCACAGACCCCTTGCCCATATTGTTATGAGCCACGGTGATAGACTTGCTGCCCAGCTTGTACCAGCCCCTGGAATTGTACCGGTACGGGTTATACACCTTGGTGCCTTGCAGAGTGTAATAGCAACTATTGGCGTCCAGGTTGTAGCTCTCTCCGGTGCCGTCATAGATGTACAGCGTAAGGGCCAGCGTGGACTTGTTGTCTGCGATACTCTGGGATACGCTGTAATCCAGCCGCAATTGCCAGCCGGTGGCCGATACCGGCCCATAAATGCTTGCCATCAATTCACCCCCACGAAGGACACGGAACCGTTGGGCTGTACGACAATGCCCATAGGTCCCAAGCGGAACTTGCTCAGCTCCACCAGCTCAAAGCTGTTGTTGTTCCAGTACGCCAGGAGCGTCCCGGACGTATCGTAGAATCCGATCTTGTCGTTGTATTCCTTTAGGACAATTTCCGACGCAGAAGAACCAATGCGTAGCACCGGATGGCCGTCATCGTCAATTCCCGCCTCGATGAAGTCCGAAAGCGTCTGGCCGTTGACGGTGACTCTTTCTGCGGACATTTGCCCTGCGGTAATGACATTTGCGTTGATCTCGCCATCCATGGTCAAGGCAACACCGGAAATTGTATTTCCGCCGTCCTTAGAGAATCCCAGACCACCTGTGGACATAATCCACATCCGGGTATTGGGCGTAATGGTGGGCGTATCTCGCAGGGTCCACCCGACGGGGAAACCCTGATCGTCCAGAGTCAGTTCATAATACCCGCCCTTTGCCCCGATGATCTTCTGCGTGGCGTTTTGCATGGCCTTGGTAAGGCCCTCATAAGCCCGCTTAATGCGCTGCTCCGTAGGGCTTTCCATGGCGTAATCCGCATCCTGCGGGGCGTAACTGTGCATCGTAGAGGAAAGGCCACCGTACAGGTGGATTTCCTGCTCCATAACACACACGTCCAGCCATTCGCCGGTGTCACCCTCCACCTGGATAACGTCGCCAACCTCAACAGACGGGTCGCAGCGCCATTTTACATCGCAGGGCTGGAAGGATATCTCCACCTCAGGCTGAATCAGATCTGCAACGGCCTGATTCATGTAGGGGTTTGTGGACGTAATGCCCAGGCCGGTGCCGGATGTAATGGGTTCATCTTCCGTTCCGGTGGTGAGGCTGGATACCGTGTACAGACCGTCTGCCGTGCGGGTCAGGCCGGACATGTACTGCTGCTCCCGGCTGACCCGGAAGGTAGTATTCTCATACCACTTGAACACCAGATTGCCGTCCCGGTCGAAATGCGCAGACTGTCCGCACAGTCCAGCCAGCCACCCCAGCTGCTGTCGGATGGTTCCCTCAAACACAGACTCGATTGTCATATCCGGGAAAGTCACCGTTGGGGGAGTCAGGCCGCTTTGCGCACACAAGTCCGTCAGCATAGCGTCTGGCGTGGCGGGAAACTCAATTTGCGGAGTGTACTGCTCCGTCAAGGATGCCATCTGGTCATAGCCGGTGATTTCCCAGCCATACACCAAATTTTCCACGCCGTCTGCGGGGATGTAGTATCGGCCCAGGGGGACATATTCCACCACAGACGATGCGGTGCTTACGCCGACAATTGCCTTACCGGCCACAGCCTGACCGGCGATGGCTGTCGTGTCTGTATTACCGCCAGGAACGTAGATGCCGATATACGGCACAAAGTACCCACCGGACAATTGCAGCGGCTCATCCGGCATGTAAATGCGGATTTTGCACCGCCCGGAACAGGCAGAGCCGACGGAAATTCCGTCTGAAGAATCAAACGCCGGTGTTGCGGTGATCTCCTGAACGTAGTTCCCGTCAAGCTCTGTCTGCCCATTAAAAATCACCTTGGCCTTGATCTCACGGCCATAATCCGCAAATGCGGTGTGAAACGCGGTGGAGACATTGTACATAAACTCACCTCTCCACGAAGTTCATGGACAAACTTTTCCATCTCCACTCCCCATCAATACAAGAATACATGGGAGTAGTCCGGTCGCCCACATAGCATGTCATGGTGCGGTTTGTACCGTCCTCCGCGTCTGGCCCTGTCGCCTGGAAAAATACGTCCGTGACGGCTTTCAGGATTGTGGAGCATTGTTCAGCAGTCAGAGGGGGCCATTCCATGGTCCACTTCCGTTTCCTGGCCACCCTGTCGCGGAACGCATCACCATTCTGGTTTCTTCCGGAACCGTCTGCATCTACGTCCTGTAAGCCCCAGGAAAAAGATTTGGGGTCAGGGAGCGGCACAGTGGTCTCGTCTTTCTTTTTTACCGTGATGATTGCCATGTGCCCTCCTTACGCGAACAGAGGAGATTTGCCGGTTGCCCGAACCACCTCTTTGTTCTTCTTTACGACGTTGCGATACACCACATCACCATCCATATTGATAGTGAGATTGATATCCCCGGACACTCCATCTTTATTGGACATGGCCGACATTACAGCGCGGTACACGCCATCGGACACGGCGGAGACTATCTGGTCATTGTTCGCAACGGATGTCCGTCTGCCGATGTTGCCCACCATCTCCGCGCCAGTTTCACGGGCAACAAACAACTGGCCCTCGTTGGGAAAACCGCCTTCGGCGAACTGTTTGATTTTCGGGATGTTTACCAATCTCTTATTGAAAGCGGGTATAATCTGAATGCCACCGATTTTTAGACCCTTGAAGTCCAGGTGGAACATCTCATTTACCGCATCAATCACGACATTGACGATGGAGATAATCCCGTTGGCCATCTTCTTTACAAATCGGGTAATAGGGTTGTCGTCCAGCTTCCATGCGGCGTGAGATGATGCAAGCCCGGCGGCAAGCACGGCAAGGCCGAGTCCAATTCCCGCGCCAGACAGGAGCAGCAAAATGCCGAGAACCATAAGTGCACCGCCAACAATACCCGCAATATAAGAGATCGACTTTTTCAGGAACTTCGAGACGGCGTCCCAGTTCAGCGCCGCAGCTGTCGCGAGGCTTGCCGCTCCGATTACCATCAGAGCAATGCCCAGAGGGATGTTTACTCCGGTAAACGTAAGCAACGCGCCGAGTACCAACTGCGCGGCACCAAGTATCACCATAACGGTGGTGATTGTTTTTTTCACGGAATCAGGCATTTCGTTCCACTTTGGAACAATTGCTGTGGCCAGCACGAACGCACCAGCCACCATCAAGGCAATACCCAGCGGGATATTCGCCCCGGAGAAGGCCAAAATGGCGCCTACCGCCAGTGCGCCCAATGCAACAAATGTGACCAGCCCGCCGATGATTTGTCGGACATCTTCCGACAGTTTATCCCACGTCAGAGTTTGAGACGCAATCAGTTCCGTTGCGCCAAATGCCATAAGGCCGATGCCGATGGGAATATTTGCCCCGGAAAAGGCAAGGATTGCGCCGATGACCAACGCTGCAGTTCCGCTTACAAGGTCAATGTTTGCGATGGCATTTTCCAAAACATTCTTTACGGCGTCCGGGTTATCTTCGTTGCCGGAAATCATCAGAGCAAGGCCACTTGCCATCATGGCGATTCCGGCGGGCACGTTAATCCCGGTAAAAGCGAGAATCGCGCCAATAACAAAATCGGCCGCGCCTAATGTGGCTTTGATTTCTGCAATGTTGTCTTCGATTGTCTGTTTGATCTCAGAAACCTTGCTTTGAACAGCCCCAGTCAGGAAATCGTACTCGGGCAAATCAATCCCGAGTCCACCAGAGCCAATAATGTCAGCATCAGTTTTGCCGGAAGAACCCGTGTTGGACGGCAAGATGTTCAATTCGTCAAAGCCCATGGTGTAGCGCTTAAATTCCTTGGCAGCATCTACCGCTGCATCCATGTTGTCCGAAAGCTCCCCGGCGGCAACAGCTCCACGATTCACGACATCCCAGTCAACGTCCGTAAGCTCAAACCCAAACAGTTTAGCCAGCGCGTTCGCTAACTCGCGGACAATTTGCAGAAATGCAATGACATAAGGCAGAGCCTTAGTCAGAATCGGGATAAACAGATTGCCGATTGCACGGGACACCTGGGTGATTTCTGCTCTGAGCACACGCAGCTGGTTCGCAGGAGCTTCCAGGGTTCGGGCCATATCACCCTGTGCGGTAGTCACCTGTGTCATAATAGCGTAGTACCGCAGTTCTGCTTTTTCCGCCTGATTCATGGCGGAAACGCTCTTGGTAATACCAAGATTCAGCGCTTCCTGCTGCAATCGCGCAACAGACAGGTCATAGCCCAATCTTCGCAGGGGCTCCAGTTCTCCAGCAATGCCGGATTGCAGCTTCTGCATGGAGTCCTCAATAGAGATATTGAAGAAAGAAGACAGGTCATAGCCCAATTGTGTCAGGTTTTTGCTCATGGTGTATGCCCGGTCTTCTGTGTCGCCGAATCCGGTCAAAAGTGTTTGGAACACGCCCTGGTTCCGCATCCACTGCGCCGGGTCGATGCCCATCACAGAAGATACTTTTTCTGCGTAGTTCTGCGCTTCCTTTGCGTATTTACCCAGCGCGACGTTGAACAGGTTCAGGTCCTCCTGGTATGTGTTGGATTCCGTGATGGCCGTCCCGATAAGGCCCACCACGCGCCGCAGCCCAGCATACAAAATGCCGAACCGAATCATGCCCGTAGCCCTGCTGAACATGCTGGTTCTGCGAGTCCCGCGCTGCACGGCGGCGTTGTACTGGTTTACCATCGTAATGGCCCGCTGGAGTCTGGCGGGTAGCGCAGCAAATCCCGTTCCGAGTCGCTGCATCTCGTCAGACAACGGGCGAATCGCCGCCGCAAGCTCTTTCATTTGGCGGTTAAACTTATCCAAGTCCGCCGCATCAAGCTCACGCATGACCTCCGGGAGTTTGCCGAGTTGGCTAATAAACGATGTGAGACGGGAACGTCCCAGTTCGGAGAGCGGGCGCATACTGTCTGCAAGGGCAATCAGCTTATCGCCGTCCGTTGTCTTGATTTGGCTCAGCGCCGTAGAAAGTGCGGCGATTTGGTTCGGCACGGAACTGGAGATTTTGACGGCGCCGACCTCACTCAGGCTCTTCAGTCCGCTGGTCAAGGACCGGATCTTCTGAATCTTATCTGCGCTGGTGTTCTCCAGGGCCTTGTTCAGGGAGTCCAACTGCCTGGCAGTAGTGCGCAAAGCCGACACGCCCCCGGATGTGGCCGTTTTCAGACGAACCAGGGTGTTTTGCAGCTTTTCCAGGGACGCTACAGCGCTGTCGCTGTTTTCCTTAATTTGAAACTCAATACCCTGGATTTCCACATTATCCGCCATTTTTGCCACCTCCCTGTTCGAATCGTTTGTTGTTTGCGATCATAAACATCTCCATGACGGACCGCGCCTTCTTGTCGCCTTGCTCCTGTTTTTTGGGCTTTTCGCTCTGTGCATACAGGTCGTATGGGGAATCACGGTACGGCTTTGGCCTGGTGCCTTTCTTGCCACCCATGCGGAGAATGGGTGCCAAATCCGCCACGGCTTCATAAATGTACGCGCCGTGCAGCCATGCGGTTTGATTTGTCAAATCGCGTTTAATCTTCGCTGCTTCCCTGTAATATTTGACCAGTTCGCAGTCCTCGTCCCAGTACTGGCTATAGGTCATGCCAATGGCCAGATAATATGGAAACAGCTCATAGAATTTATCGGAATAGCGGGGGATTGGCTCCCCCGCTTTATTCGACGGCGACTCGTTTACCAGTTCGCCGTCCAGGTAGGGTTTTCCTCGCTTTCCGCAGGCTCGTCCAGCAGGGCGATGATGGGGTCGTTGTACATCTCAACCAGCTTGCCGATCAGTTCGTCCTTCTTGGGCATGCCCGCGTAAATCCTGTCGATCACGTCGCGCTTAACAAACCGATGATGAGCCTTAAAAGCTCCAGCAAACAGCGCGGGGAGACTGGTCATAGGCTTGTTTTCGACTTCGGTCGCAACAAACCCTTCTTTCTCCATCAGCTCCACGGTCTTCCGGGTATATTCCAGGGTGTACGCAATGCCAGTCACGGGGTCCTTAACAGTAAGCGTCTTTGCCATATTCTGTTTCCTCCTTATTCGTTCTCCAGGTTGATTACGGTCGAGGGTGCGATGGTGATAGCCATGCCCACAACTTCGTTGACACCGCCTCCAGTGGGGTACACGGACAACTCACCCTTAAAGCTGAACTTGCCGTCCGTACCGGAAGGAGTCAGAGTTCCCGCGCTTTCGGTGCCGCCGAACCATACGGCGTAATCCTCCTGCTTGCCCTCCAGCGCCTTGAGCGCCTTATAATCGGTCAAGGTGTAGTTGGCAGTGAAAGACAGGCCGTCCATGGACTGGATGCCCGCGATGAAGGTCTGCATCTTGTCGGAAAGCGTGGTGGTTTCCAGCATGTCGGGGTCGCCACCCAGATCAGGGAACTCTTTGATGTCGATCAGCTTCGACCACGACGCAGCGCTGGTATCTTTATGCATCAGGAAAACCTTGTAGGTAGAGATAGCGATAGGTCATCATTCCTTTCTGTTATCGTCTGAAAATAGTGGCCCCGTCTGTTTCCGCCCTGTATCTGGCAACAAGACGGTAGATAGAAGCGTTTTCCATGTTCGGGACCGGGGACATGGAAATCCTTGTGAAGTTACGCGCATACATCATCCTGTCGATGTCTGCCATGATGGAACGGCATTCACTCTTTTTCCCGCCAGTTTTGTTGGAGTAGACGTTTACCTCGTACATCAGTACGGAATATCTCTCGCTTTCAGATGAATCTAAACGATTTGCGGAGGTGTAATTGTCCTGCTCCACAATGCTGGCATGTGGGAATTTAGGGGGCGCATTGATGTACTCCCCGGCCACGTCAATGCCCGGGTATTTCTCGCGGAGCTGTTCCGCGATTGGCGTATACACCTTGCTTTCGATGTCGATCATCGGAACACCTCCTTGACAAGGGCTGGGAGCCTGTCTGAAAGCTCCTTTACCGTGTCGTACATGGACATGTTGGCCGGGTTGCCGTGAGTAAGAACCACCGTATTGCCGGTTTTTGGGTTCGTTTTCTCAACTCCGTTCGTTCCGGGGTCCCCGTAGTAGCCCCACGTCCTTTGCTTGCCGTGACCCTTTCCGTAAGCGCCGCGAACCATGCCGTTTCGCGCGGCTTCCGGGTGGTTGTCCGGGTATGTAACGCCAGTGCCAAATTCAATAAACAGGACGGACGCACCGACAGCTACCACCGCCGCCGTGCGTCCGTCTCGTTCTTCGATTTTTACTTTCGCGTCGTTTGTGCCGTCGTATACGGCAGACTCAAATTTCGCGGATGCGATATCATACCCCATGGAAGAAAGCTCTCGGAGAAGCACATTCGCCCGGTCCTCCAGCCATGTCCGGTAATCCTCGACTACGTCAATCATCCGTTGAATGCCCGCAGCGGACAGCGCCGTCTTTACAGTCCTTTTCACGACACATTCACCTTGCTGACGGCGATGGAAACCAAATTCAGAGACTTGGCAATTTGCTTTACAACGTAGTCATAAAGCGGCTTTCCGCCTTTATATTCTGGCTTTTTGTCGATAAAAAGTACTGCGTTTTCGTCAATGGGGCAGGTCATATCATCTGTGATGATCACCTTGTCATAGGAGATGAACTGCCCAAACTGCTGAATCTGAGCATACCCAGCAGCCGGGGAGATATTGGCTTCCATTTTCACCGGGTCCGCGTATTTCACGCTTTTTTCTCCGGTTTCGTAGCCGCCAGCGTCTTTCCCAAGCTCTGTCCCCTGGTACAAAAGATACCAGCACGGCCTTTTGTTTCGGTTCATGATTTTCATTTCTGCGCCTCACATGGTGGCCGCAAACGGCACGATCTCCCGCATAAGAGAAGGCGGCACGTCGCCGCCCTCATAAGACCTGGAAACGCCATTTTCGCTATGCGCTGTTTCCCCCTCTGCTCCGCGCTTGTTGATGAGATATGCGGCGATCTCAATTTGGTTGATCTCGTAGCATGCGGGGACAGCAGTAGCATCTGTCCCGAAAGGAAACGCTCTGCGGAGAATCTTGCTGGCCGCAATATTCAGATACGCAGAGAGAATCGATTCGCTTGTCTCTCCGGTCATGTCTCCCAGCATGGCCAGTTTTTCTTCGTCGCGCATCTCATACCTCCAGATCAGCCGGTGACAGCTTTGGTGTTAACGGGATTGCTGGCGTCGTTGGCGATGAACACGCTGCGGCTGTAGGTGGGCTTGGTAAAGCTGGTGGCGATGCCGGTAAACTTGCCGTGATACCACTCGGGGCCATGGTCAAGGCCGATCTGGCCGAACAGCTGATACTTCTCGCCCGCGCCGGTCTTTGCCAGATGCTCCAGGAAGAAGTTACCCTTGCCGGGCACGGGCTGGAACACGGGGGAGATAACGTCCAGGTTCAGCAGCAGAGCGGTGCCAGCGGGCAGGCACTCGCCAAGGTACAGGTACACCACGCCCAGGGGAGTAACCACGCTGGAGAGGGAAATGCCGTTGATTTCACGCGAAGCGGGAACCACGGTCAGGCCATTCTGAACAGCGTCGGCGTTGATCTGGAACATAGTCACAGCGTCACACCACAGGCAAAGACCATCGGTGGGGGCGTTCTGCCCATGGATCTTCTTCACCATGTCGGCAATTTCCCACAGGCCCAGAGGCTTGCTGGCCATAGCCGTGACGTTGGTGGTGACTGCGGTAACGAGACCACGGGTTTTGTTGATCTTGGTGTCATCGGTGGCCTTGTTGTACACGCCGTTGATAAACGTGTATTCAATGTCGCGGTTGATCTTCTGCATTTTGGCGGCCACTTGGAAGTCCAGTTCGTTAATGGGGTTTGCCTGTTGACCAGCTACGTTCAGGCCAGACAGGGTGCCCATGTTGGACTGCTTGGCATAGGAGATGCCGACAGCTTCATGGAAAATCTGGGTAACGTTCGTTTTCTGCTCCCTGGTCACAATGGACGCGTCGGGTGCGGTCAGGGACGCAGACTCGGAGATGGCGGGCTGTTCTCCGCCGCTGGTGGTGTACTCCTGGCCGGTAACAAACTCTACGTGGTTCGTCACCTTGGCCCGGGAACCGATAATGGAACTCAGGGGGGTCTTGGTATTGCCCTTGTTAAAGAGCATGCCGGAATAGTTCAGCGTTGCAAAGCTGGTAGCAAAAGTATCTGCCATGTCTTAACTCCTTTTATTTGTTATTTGCGGATTCTTCCTGTGCCTTCAGGCGCGTGTAATAAGCGATTTCCGCATAGTTCTTGCTTGCACGCGCCTCTTCGATCTTCTTGTCGTAATCAACTCCAACGGGACCGGCACCGCCGTGCGGCGCGGGAGTGCCCTTGAGGATGTCGGACTTTACCTTCTTGGCATACTCGTCCAGGAACTTCTGCTGGTTCGCAAAAACCTTTGCGGAATCACCAGCCGCCATAGCTTTGGCAGTGTCATCTGCCAGGTCCTCTGCATAGCCCTGCGCCACGAACTTGGCCTTGTACTCAGAGACGGTCTTTGCCGTTCTCAGCTCGTCAAGCTCTTTCTGCATGGCGGCAATGCTATCGGCTTGCTCCTGCTTCTTGCGCTCGTCCTCGGAAAGCATGTCGTTGTACTTTTTTTTCCACTGGGCGGCGTCGGAGTTTGCCTTGGAAATAGCGTTTTTCTGCCGAGAAAGCTCTGCGGCGTTGTCCTCATACTCAAAGCCCTCCAAGGCTTTGAGCTTGTCCTCGGTGGACATATCTGCGTAACCTTCGATTCTGCTGGTGTCGATTTTCATGTTGATACCTCCTGCGTTTTTTCGGCGGTTCCCTCCGCACCGTTTTCCGTTTTTTCCGAGGTTGTCTCCCCGTCGCGTTTTAACGACTTCCCTGTCGATAGTTCCTTTTCTTCTTGCTTTTCGGCATATTCCGTGCTAATTTTGTACGCAAGCTGAGGATCGGAGAACATGCCGCAGTGTGTAAATGCCAGCTGAGGGGCGATTTTCCCGTTGTTCAGCATGGCTACCAAAACACTGGCCTTTTCGCTGATATTTTCGTAATTCCGGCGCGTAAACCGAATTTCCAGGGCGGACATTTTCAAAGAAAGCGCCCGCAAATTGTTGCAGATTTTGATGGCAATTTTTAGAAACTGCTTTTCGGACCGTTTGAACATCTGTTCGGAATCCTTTGCCCGCGCCTCTGCCGACGACCATCCGTCGCGCATAATGACCGCAGACCCGGTGTCACTGGTGGAGGAGCCTCCATTTCGGTTCGGCATGCCGCAGATCGTCAGGACAGTGTCGTACATGTCATCCGTCAATGTTTGGGTCTGCGTCTGGTTCAGCTCCGCCGTCAGGTACCCAACGTCAGCTTTGAGCGTCGCATCAATGTCCTTGAATTTAATAGCGCCTTCTTCCCTCAGATTCTTGTAGTCTTCGGACGAAATGTCCACGTTGTGGAACAGCATCAGCGCCTGGACAAATTGTTCCACGCCGTCCATGCGGTTGGATTGGACGTTGTTGATAGCGTCCAGAAGGGGGAGCACGATTTCAAAAGCACCCAACCGGGCTTCATTGGCGGGGTACTCGATAATGGGGATTCCCAAAATCTGCGGCTCCGCTTTCACATCCCAGGTTTCCGTCACCTCGAAATACGTATCCTCGGAGTAACAGCAGAAAACAACGGTGTTATCCTCTTTTTGCACATACGTCACGCCCAGAATGGGACGGTGACCTAATCCGCTGGAGTACACCACAAAGGTGTTGCGCGGGTCCAGTGTGAAAATCTCAAACGGTGCTTCATCTTCATCCACGTCCGCCATTTTGTCCGGCAGAATCATGCGGTAAGCCGTTCCGCAGATATGAAACCAGTCCGCCAGTTCCTTGTCCTTGGCGGGCTTGTCCTCTGAAAGCGCATAATCGTTGAGCTTGGACACGCCCTCGGCAATACTCTCATCGTCTCCCCGGCTGACGTACTGCACAGGCTCACCCAGCAGATACCCGACCTTGAACGAAACGATCTCGTTTGCCCGGTTCACAACGATTTTGTTGTTGATTTCTGGTCTGACATCTTTTACCCGGCCCAAGATGGGCTGGTCCCCCTTGTAATACCTGTAAAGATACTCAATGTCCGCCCGGTTCATCTGGTGGATGGGCATAGCCCTTTGCAAAACATCCACCACATTTCCCCGGGTGACGTGCTCAACGTCCGTGTAGATAACCTTCCGGCCGAAAAGATTCATTGGCATACCCCCTTAAAATGGCCGCTTGAACACTTCCGCTTTGCCGCCCACGCGCATCCGGATTTCGTTCTCCAGCAGTGATAAAGCATCCGGTGCGTCATCGTGCGGCACTTTTCCGCTCCGGGTATAAGTGGTGACTTCCTTCATGAAATTGAAGTACTGGCTGCCCCGTTTATAGGTGGACGGATGCTTGAACCAGAAGTGTTTCTTGATGTTGTCGGACGCAAATTCAATTCGCGTCTGTTTGTTGGAAATGGTCCTTTTTGTACGTATTCCAACGCTATATCCACGCTGCCGGACGATTTTCGCAACGTCTCTGGCGTAATACATGCCCGCGTTGTTGCTTTCAAACAGCGCGTCCGCAACGCGGTTGTCGATCAGGCACCTGGCGCATTCTGGCTTTGTGATGTCCGGCGGAGAATCATCAAACACCACGTCCACGATATACACTTCATCCCCGTACAGCGCCGCAACGGGAAGTGCGGTGCTGTCGCTTCCGCTTTCTGCGGTGTCGCACACGGCAATAACGGCGTCCGGATCACGGCCTGTGGGGAGTTCAAAGAAATAATTCAGCTCATCCTTGTTAAAAAGCAGCCCCTTTGCTTCAAAGGGCTGCTGCTGGAATTCACTCTCAAATTGTTCCGCGCTCAAAAGCTCCCTCTGTTCGCGGAAATACGCTGTGGTAAACACCTTTTTCCCGTCCCGTTCGTATTCGTAGTTGCTCTCGTCCGTAACGGGGTCAAGTGCCGGTATTTCAATGGCTTTCCACGCCCAGCCGCCTTTTTGCGCTTCCTCTTGGAGGTGGCCGATGGGGTCATACAGGGAATATCGGGTCCCCGTGGCGACAATGGGGGTGCCCTCAATGGCTCTGCCCAGGATATCACCGGATATGATCTCCCACTTATCGTCCAGCCTCTGGCGGTTTTTTGCTTCCTCACGTCCCTCTACGCAGTCATCCAGATATAGGACGTTCGTAGCCTCCGACAAGCCCACTTGTCTTGCGTCAATAGATCGGCACATGACTGTGGGGAAACGGGATTTTGACCGCAGATTCAGTATCTTTGTGTCCGCATTGGTCTGCACCAGCGGAGAATTGGGAAAAACGTCATAGAATAAATATTCATTTGGCGTTTGCAGATACTCCAGGCACCCGGAATAAAAGCTCTTCACCAGGTCGTCCCCCGTCCCTTCCATTAGGGACGACTTGTCCGGTTCCCGCCCGGACAGGAAATTGACAAAATTGATGCCCAACTGGGATTTCCCGGCGCGTTTGGGCATCGACAGCGTCAGCAGCCGCAGTTTCCCATCCAAAACCTCCTGATACGCCGCAACAATAGGCCGCAGATAATGTCGCCTGGGTGCGTAGAACTTCTTCTCCGGTTTGCGGTTCATCTCGATGTACAGCAGAAACGTGTCGAAATCGTGCGGTGCGTCAAAGCACATGGCCTTTTTGTACACGTCAAACAGAGAATCCGCCGCATTTGCGCTGCACTTGTGCAGGGCCGCAGAACTCAGTTTTCGCAAATCCTTGCTCAGCTCATGGGCCAGGGTGAAATCATCCGGTTCCAGTTGTCGGCATACGGACAGAAGGTCCATGTACGGCACGTGGTCGGACGGATTCCGCGCAATATGCTGTTTTATGTTTTCCGCCAGCTTCGTGTAGTCCATGCGCCCTCCTTTTGCGCATAAAAAGAGACGGGTTCCCGAAAGAACTCGTCTCTTTTATTTTGCTTGTATAGGTTACTCGCCCACGTTGATTGTGATCGTGTCAGAGGTCTCGTTGAAATCAGCGGTCAGCTTGAACTCAAGCGTCTTGACCTCGGAAATGTCGGACAGGCCAGCCTTTTCAAGGTAGAAAAACATGGAATAATTGATGTTTTTCCCGCCCTGCATTGTTGCGGGGACTCCGCCCAGATATTGGACCATCGTATCATTCACAGAGCTGTCCTGCGGATATACCGTAATTTCCTGGTCCGTCTTGTTCTCGAACTTCATCTGGATGTAGCAAACACCCGGCACGGAATCCAGTTCCGTGATGCCCAGGTACGTTGCCTTGAACGTCTCGCCGTCATACACGACCGTCTCAACGGTCTGATTTCCGGTCTCGCCGTCATCCGGTTGGTCTGCGGTGCCTCCGCACCCGACCATAGCAATTGCCGCCACCATGATGGCAAGCAGCACTGCCCACACTTTCTTTGCTCTCATTTTCCTTTTCCTCCACATTTATTTTCTCCCAGGTGGCCGGGGGAATTACTTCATCTCGCCAGATTCGTATTCCTTAACACGCCGGTAGAATGTGTTCGGCTTCAGGCCCAAATGACCCATAGCCGCTTTGGCGGTGATATGGCCCGATTTCCAAAGGTCGTATTCCTGTTCGAACTTCTTCCTGTCCACCGGGATAGCCTGACGGCCTACATACTCGCCGCGCTCCTTCTTCGCGTCGATGCCCTCTTTCTGCCGGGATTTGATATAATCACGCTCCAGCTGGCTCACTGCCGCAAATACCGTCAGCATAAATTTGCCCGCCGGGGTGGTGGTATCTATCTTTTCCTTCTGTGATTCAAATTGTACACCCTTCTCTGTCAGTTGGTCAACAAGGTTTAGCAAATCGCGCGTATTTCTTGCAAACCGGCTGATCTCGCTCACAACCACGGTATCGCCCTCGCGCACAAACGCCAACAACTTCTTCAGTTCTGGCCGGTCAGTGTTCTTGCCGCTGCACTTGTCTACAAACAGCTTCTCCGCGCCGAGCGCTTCCATCGTGATTTCCTGCCTTGCTGTGTTTTGCTCTTTCGTTGACACACGGACGTATCCTACTTTCATTTTTCGTCCCTCCTTTGCCGTGATTATATCACGTCTGCAAAGGTGTGTCAATATGTCAATTTCAGTTTATGCAATGCACAGGTATTTTTTCTCTTTTGTTTTTTGCGGGCATTTTGGGGCTTACCCGGCCCCGCTCCCGCCCACGATATCCCCCACCCCCGCACGGCTACGCCTGCCGCGCATGGCAAAAGGTATACCCATGCGCAACACCGGCGGCGCGTTGCGCACGCCTTGCAAATTATCCATTGCAATGTTGCATAATTGCGCATTAAGGTATTGACATACTCCGCCGGGTGTGTTATCATATCAGCATAGAGAGAGGGCCGCCCCGGTTACAGCCTACCAAGCCCCGGAGCAGCCCCCACACCAGACCAGAGGCCCAGCGCGTACAGTGTACCACGCCCGGCCTACCTGGTCAAGAGATAAGGCCATAGGGCCGGGAGGAATTACAATGTCTTACAATTTCAAAATCGGAGAACTGAAAGAAAATGCCCGTTATACTGTTTCCACTGTTGACAAGTGGGACGGAAGCGCCAAAACCGAGGAAATGTCCGGGGCGAGCTTGAAGAGCTTTGCAAACGGTTGTGCCCACCTATACGACATCCACGCCGAAGAAATCAGCGAAGAGGAAAAGACCACCAACCGCACCGCCGAGGAGATCACCGCAGTACTTGCAAATGCAATGCAGACACTACAGCAGCGCAAGGACCGCAGCGCATGGAGCCGGGGCGTTACAGCCTATGCCGTGGATATGCTGCAGCAGATCGCGGACTACTACAAAGACGGTTATATCTCCGCCGACGATCTCGAGACATGGGCAACCGCCGAGGCCGTAGCACTGAACGGCGCGCGGGACTGGAGCGAATACAGCTGGGGCGGCTCGGCCCTTGTGTATGATGGAGACATCGCCGCCGCGCTCTGCACCCCGTCCGAGCTCAAGCGCACCCGTAACGGGGAGCGCAGACCGAACAGCCGGGAAGAATGGCTTGATGTGCAGGCCAGGGCATTGCATCAGGCTTTCCGCCGGATGTATGGAGCTATCCGGGCCGCCCGGCAGGAGGTGCAGGCATGAGCACTAACGAGATTGCCGCCAAGGTCCAAGAGCTTAGAGAGCTGCGCCGCATGGCCGAGGAGCTGGCCGCAGAGATTGACAGCTTGCAGGATGCCATCAAGCAGCACATGGACGCCGCCGGGGTTGATACCCTGGCGGGGCTGGATTACAAGATCACCTACAAGGCCGTCACGGCGTCCCGGCTTGACTCTAAGGCCCTCAAGGCCGATCAGCCGGAGCTGTACGCCAAGTATACCAAGCAGACCACGGCGCGCCGGTTTTGCCTCGCTTGAGGGGGTGCCGGATTGCTATCTATCTTGTTGCTGATTATATGGCTCCCGCTGGCCGTCCTGGCCGATGTGGTCCGCAAGTCCAAGTAATCAACCATCTGACAGCCCGACGCGGACTCGGCCAAATAAGGGCTTGCAAAATCGCGATAAATCCATATAATTAACTATATAATTAACTATAGAGGAGTGTATATTATGTCTATTATGTGTCCATGGGATAATTCCGGCAAACTGGTCCCGGGCGTTACTGTCAGATCATGGCTTGAGTATTTGCGTTTTATTGGGTATTCGGGCAACATTACTATTGATCGGGTGTATTATAAGTTCCCGTTTTTGCTGGTTTGCCCCCCTGATGATTTGGATTTATCCGCCGCCGTGGTTGCGTTTGATAATGGCTATTATGGCAATCATGGAGTTTTGACAAGATAAGATTAATGTTGACAAGCCGCCCCGGCTCTATCCGGGGCGGTTATTTTTTTTGCCCTGCCAGTAATGGCGTTTTGCGGGCTTTTGCTGTTGGGCGGTATTGGGATACCACCGCCAATGCAACGCGCTGTGCGCGGCGCTTTAGCAGGGTTTGCGGCGGTGTTGTGATGTAATGCGGTGGATATCCGCCCTGCCTTTCCCGGCCTGATCGTGGCGGCGTGGGTGCTCCCGGGGCCGGGGGATATGGCAGCGGCGCAGATCGTATTGGCATGCCCCGCGATGCTATGGCGCATGGCCTAATCCGGGGCGAGACAGTGCGCGCCGTCCGGACCAGGGCGTGGTGGGCAAAAGGCGGGGAGTGAGTCAAGCGGCTGTGCGCATGCGCTCAATCTGGCGGATTCGCGCCGAAAGTCGCTGATAGTCGCTAAACCGTGTATAACCCCGGGGAAATCGGTGCCCCTACTCTGAAAGTTGCTGAATAGTCGCTAAGAAAATCAGGTTTCATAGTCGCAAGACGCCGCCTCGATGTACTTCTTCTGAAGTTCTTCGGGCGGCGTTTCTGTCCCAAGGGGATTGTTGGGCGTGAGAACGACCTCTTGTTTGTCGGTCATGCCGAAAAAGTTCTTCGCGCGGAAAATGTACGTAATCTGCGGAATTTTCCCCTGTGAGACCAGTTTTGCATCGATTCCGGCCAGAATTTGTTTGGCTTTTTTTATCATGCCAGCCCTCACGGGGCCCAACGATCCCTTTTGCCAGTCCAGAACCGTTTGAGTTACGGCACCGAGAGCGAGGCACATATCTTCCACCGTGGGGATTTGTCCTTCCTCTACACACTGTTTGAAATAGTCGTTAAGCTTATCGGCGCATTCTTCATCAGTTTTTACGCACGACCTCTTGAAGTATTGGAATGACTCCCTAACAATTTGCGAGATTTCTTCATTTGTTGCAGTGCACCTGGCCGTAACAGACGCTGATGCCGCGCCCCTGGTGTGTGAGATGGCATTCTCTCCGCGTTCTTGTACGATGATCTTGCGGATAGTCGGCTCGGAAAGCCCGTTTTGTTTTGCCACAGTCGCTATATGCTTACATGCGTCATAGTCGGCAAGGACCTGCTCTCTCATAGCTTGCGTGATTTTACTTGCCATCTATGTCACCTTCTTCCCGTCTTAACATATTTGGGATGATTTCAAAAAATTCGTTACACTCCGGGCACCTGACATACGCATCTGCCGGTCGCACAATCGTTCTCCCGGTCATGTAGTCGTGCTCAACATTTTGCACGTATTGAACTTCGTTTCTCAGATTGAACTCGAATATGCACCCGCACGTTGGGCATTCTGCCCGGGCAAATTTATCTTGTTTCCCGTGCTTAATGATTTTCATAACTTCTCCTGCTTATGTGCCGCGCTCCCACCTCTGCGCTATGTATGGCACAAGTTCACCCGCCCAATTGGGCACTCCTACCATCTTTTGGAACGGGCGGCTGGACTCGAACCAGCGACCAAGGGTATTCAATCGCATATCCCTTCACGCGATAAAGCTCTGCCGACTGAGCTACGCCCGCATTTGCTCGGCTTGCCGCTTAGATTGTCACGCCTCATGCGCGCTTGAAGCCCCGCAAGCATTTCAAGCGGCCACACATTGGCTATCGCAAGGGGGACGCATCCCCACGGCAGTTTTCAGCGGCCATTGTCATTTGCATGTGAGCCATGCCGGACGGTCTCACATTGTCCGGGCGCTACCCGGCCTCTGGTACCACACCGCGCTGCGCCTTTTCATCAGCCACGCACTGTTTTTGCGGATTAACTGTCCGCCGCTATCCGGATAGCTTGTGCGTACTTAACTTCTCGCGCTTCCTCGCCCGCTTGTGTGGTTGGTGCGGCATTGCAGTCCTGCCCTGCTTTAGCGCTTCAGGGGAAGCCCCCGTCACTCGCTGTGGTCTCCCACTACGGGGTACCTATGCCGCATATATGTCCGGTTTCCACGGTTACCCCACTTGTTTATACTCCGTTGGTGACTCCGTTTAGAGTTTGGCGCAGGCGGCTGGAGTCGAACCAGCATATACGGGAGTCAAAGTCCCGTGCCTTACCTTTTGGCTACACCCGCATAAAAACAGACACCCGCGAGATATCCCGTGAGTGTCTGCATGCCGGTAACGCCCTTGCGGGGCCGCTTGCGCGGAAGCACCAATTACCGGCTGTGCCTTAACCTATGGAGGAAAGAAAGAGGAGAAAAATGAAATTTCGGGTTGTGGGCTGACTGGTTCCACTCTCCGATGATACTATTTTAGCACGTTTTTATGTGCCTAATGGGCCAACTTTTAGGAAACCAGGCCCAAATAATCCGCTACGTGCCACAAAAATGCAGCTTTGCGGCGCTTCATGGTTCTCTCGCTGAATCCGCATCCGTCCATGATTCTAAGCGGGTATCTGTCCCGGTTCTCGCAATTCCGCATGATCACCCACACCAGCTTGCGCCGCACGTTCTCATTGGCGATATCCCGGCCCACGGTGTCGATGGCGTATTCCACGGCCCGCATCTTCTTCGTCTCCGGCCAGCTCTCAATGATCGTCAGCCGTTCCGCCTTGCGTTCGGCTATCCTGCTGTTACCGGGGCTATGCGGCATACCAGACATGGCATAGGCCGACGACTCCAACACTTCTTCCCGGGCCGCATTGTACGCGCGGACCCGTCTGGGATAGCCCCTGACATAGGCGATACACTCCATGCGGATATCGTATGGGAGCGAGTATTTGTTGCTCATGTAGCACCTCCTATTCCAGCGCCGTCTCAACGCCGTACTCTTTGAGCATCTGCCGGATATCTGCCCAGGTAACGTACCCTTCCGCCACGCACTGAGCGGCGTGGTTTAGCTCCACAGCAAGCTGCTGCACATCGTCCATCGGCGCGTCGTGCTTATCGATCAGGACATACAGCATCAGGTCTATGCCCCGGCTCAGGCCCTCCACAACACCGTTGCTGTAAGCTTTGTCTACGTCGGCCTGGGTGCGGGGGATTCTGCGGGGGTTAGTCTTGGGCATGGGCATCCTCCCTCCGTCTGCCATTCGCGCACCAGAAATCCGGAGACACAGGGCAATCAACGCACGGGCCGTAGGAGCATATCAGATCATCCACTGCATAGTAGCTGTTCTCGCAATCTTTGCACCGCACCACCGGGGCCACATCAGCGGATGGCAGATTCTCTACGTATTCCAGGACCGACTCAATGCCATAGATAAAATGCTCGTTCGCGTGCTCCTTGTCGCTCCGGTCTTTCCGGATTGGGAACTTCATTATCGCTTCACGCTCGAGGTATTCAGCCATTGTCAAAAATCCCCTCCCATACTTCTTCGTAACTAGTCTTTTCGTAGTCGATCTTCAGACGCTTTTCGCGGATCATGGCGTTCAGCGACCTGACACACGGACGTCCATACGTATTATCCTCACAGTAGTCACACATACTGCCGAATCCACAGCACCCAAAAGAGCTACCACCATCTGCACTGTTCCGGTTGCTCCATCTCTGGAAACCATTTTCCCACTTCCGTTTAACTTTACCTGTGTTGTTACTTGATTGTTTCCCCGATGTGTCATATAACTGCATTTGGTCAGCCATTGTCAGCCCTCCTGTTCCACTCTTTAACAGCATCTTCTTCTGTGTTGGCTCGCTTTGCACCGGCCCCACATCTCTGGCACTGTGAGAAGTACCGATAGTACAAATACTCGTTTTCATCCGCAAGTATCTCTACGCCCTTATATCCACAAAACGGGCACGGTTTCAGCTTATCCATCGTCATTCTCCTCAAGCATCTCCTTGATTTTCCCGATGTTCTCCCGGATGATATCCATGGTCACATCGCTCTGGATATTGTGCGCAAACACGGCCTTATCCGTTGCATCGGCGTTGTAATATCCGGTAAAAACGGTCCCATCCGGCGTTTTTCCTGCAATGCACATGCGTTCCGCCCCGATATCCACTACCGTTCTCAGGGAGTTTTCCAGCCATTCGGCCCAGGGCTGGCGTGTGATATCGTTCATTCACTCCACCTCCCGTTTCAGTTCTTCATACAGCTCGCTGAACCGCTTGTTCCACTTCCTCAGTCCGAAGAAACAGTACACGCCCAACACGATCCACAGCCCGCTGGCGAAGTTTTGCAAAATGTTTTCCATCACTCCACCTCCTGCATCCAGAACTCGCGGCGGCAGACGCAACATTGCACTCCGCCACACCCATCTTTCCACCATCCGTTCGGCCCCATAACAGATTTGGGGCAAATCTGCAATACTCCAGATACCACTTGCGCGTTGGGCCACTGCTCCAAGAGCTTATCCTGCCGCGTCTTGCGGGGATGTTCCTTGCTCCACATCTCAACAAGTTCCACCATCTTCTGCATTTGAGTCGTTTCCCCGAATTCGCTCGGGAACTCCGGCGTAAAGCCACAAAATTCGTTTGCTGCGCATGTATTGCAGGGTTCCGTATGCTGGTCACACATCCGCTTGGCTTCTCTCAAAAACTTCACAGCGTCCATATCATTCTCCTTTCTCCAGCATATCAGCCGCCGTTCTCAAATCATCCGGCAACATAATAGGTACTTCGTAGATATTTGCATCGGCCCATTCTGCATATTCGCGCAGGGTTTCGGCAACCTCTGCATGTGATGGTTTCATGGGGGCCTCCTTTCACACTGCCACACAGTCCGTCAGCTGCGCCATGGTCGTGATCTCCGCCCCGCACCACTCCGGGAGGTTTGCCCTCACCAGAGCCGTCGCCATGGGCGGGCACACGGCATTCCCGCAGCGGGCTACCTGTGCACTCTTTTTGTACTCGTTGCCCAAATAGTCACGGTCAATGATGTAATCCGGCGGGAAGCCCATGGCGTTGTACAGCTCACGGGGCGACAGCATCCGCAGTCCGATATCCGCGATGTAGTACAGTGCGCCGCTGATCTCCAGCAGAAGCACCTCGTCCTCCGCCAGCGTGTAGCCGCAATACTCGTTCAGCAGGGCGCGTATCTCGGGCCAGTGACCCAAGTTATCACCTCTGTGCATCTTCGCCATGCATGCCACGCATTCGGCGAACTCCCCGGCGCTGGTGGTCACGGTCTGCATCGGATCGTTCATACCGTGCCCCAGGTTGTCGCCCTTGAACTTCACCACATGGGCGGCCACCACAGCCTCGCGGTCGTGGCTTGTCACCGTGTGCATAGCGTCCGTAATGTCCAGCGGTCTGCCGCCGGTGTAATACTCCACCAAGTTTGCGCAGGTCAGGCCGTATCTGTTGGAGGCATCCACGGTATTGATGGGCGCACCCAGCCCGGACGCCCGGACACTCTCCGTCTGCTCTGTATGGTACTGGATAAGGGACGGAGCCACGATACCGCCCGTGTGCTTGGCGGTGATGGTCTTGTATGCATCTCCCACGGGCGCGATATGACCGCCGCCGGAATGGTTGCATTCCGCAAGGAACGGCGTCACCAGCATTTGGCCGCCTCCTCCGCCGGTTCTCACCGTGTTCATCGGTTCGCCGACAGTCGCCCCCACGCTGTTGCTGGTGTTGGTCACCGTCACGGGAGCCAGCAGCGGCTTGCACAATTCATGCGCTCCTACCGCCGTAACAGTCGTCAATGGCTTTTCGATGTTCTGCGCAGCGTTCTGGAATTTCTGCTGTACGATGAACGGCTTGCCGCTGCGGATGGTGAACTTGTCCACCCCTCGAATAATCCGCCGCATGGTGTTCTTCGCCAGCGGCCGCACCGCCTTCAGGCCATATCTTTCCATGATCTCCGCCTTGGTATCGAATACCGACGGGCATGGCAGGCTCCAGTCGATGATTTCCGCCGCGCTGCGCCATTTGGGCAATCCATCTGCGCCGGTTTTGCTGTGAGTCGGTTTCGGCCACACAATGGGTTTTCCGTCGCAACGGGCAACCATGTAAAAGCGTTTCCGGGAGGTCGGCGCTCCGTAGTCCGCCGCCACCAATTCCCGGAACTCCACGGTGTAGCCCAGCGCCTCCAGTTGGCTGATAAACCGCCGGAAAGTCGTTCCCGCCAGTTTCTTCACCGGCTTGCCCTTCCGTACCGGTCCCCACGTTTGGAACTCCTCCACGTTTTCCAGGATGATTACCCGGGGCCGCACCTTTGCCGCCCAGCGCAGCGTAATCCAAGCGAGTCCACGAATCTTCCGGTCTACCAGTGCAGCGCCCTTGGCCTTGGAGAAGTGTTTGCAATCCGGCGAGAACCACGCCAGCCCTACCGGACGGCCCCGGCACTCGGCTACCGGGTCCACATCCCATACGGACGCCTGCAAATGCTCGGTGTATGGGTGGTTTGTGCGGTGCATCCGGATGGCGTCCGGGTCGTGGTTGATGGCGATTGCCACCCGCCTGCCCGTGGCAAACTCAATCCCGGTTGACGCACCACCCCCGCCCGCGAAGTTGTCCACGATGATCTCGTCAACGAGGGATTCTTGGGCGTAGATCATTTTGTTTCCTCCATCAGGTCGAAAAGCGAAATGTTCATGTCCTCTTGCTCGTACTCCTTGAGATAGCCCACAGCATCGCGGAAATACCCGTTGTTCAGCTCGATGGTATACCCGCGCCGCCCGGCCTTCATCGCCTCCAAGGCGACAGTGCCAAGTCCGCCGAAGGGGTCCAGCACCAATTCCCCGGGATTGCTGTAGCGATTGATAAGCCTGTCTACAATATCCAACTGGAGCGGGCAAACGTGCATCTGCTGGCGGCGCTGGCTCTGCGTGGTGTTTAAGGTTCGCATCCGGTTGATATCGTCCCATACCTGATCTGTCCAACTCCCAGGCGCTACCACCATAAACGTGGCCGGGAGCTTGTCATCTGTGTCCAGCTCTTTCGCCATGCGGACATGTTCCGCGTAATCGTACACGGTCCCTCGGCTGTACTTCCGGTATGCCGCCTGAATCTTCCCGGTGTCCATGGCCATGATCTCTTCTTTGGTCATGAGCCGGTCGCCAGATGAGCGCCAGAACCCGTGCGCGTCGATCTGCCACTGTGCCCGGGTGTATTCGTCCTTGCTCTTTACCACCTTTTCGTCTGCATAAGCCTTGCTGCGGTCCGTAGGCAGCTTTCGGAACAGAAGAATGTATTCCGGGCAGCCCACCCCCATCTTTGAGCCGTCCTTGCACTGCTCTGTCCAGCCCAGCCGGTATGTCTGGTTGTTCTCTCGCACCACGTCCGTCACAACGGTGATCATGCCGAAATAGGCAAATCCATGCTGCATGTAATGCCGGATGCACATCGCGTGGAACGGCTCCATGGTTGGCATGCCCATGCCCGTAGCGTTGCCGAACAGAACCCTGTCCTTTACGTGGCAGCAGAACACACGCCCCGGCTTCAGTACGCGCAGGAGGTTTGGCGTCAGGTAGTCCATCTGCTCAAAGAATCTCCGTGTGTCCTCATTGTGGCCGAAATCGTTGTAACTGGGCGTGTACTCATAGTGGTTGGAAAACGGGATACTGGTCACAATAAGGTCCACGCTGTTTTCCGCCATCTTCGCCGTTTCCTCTACGCAGTCGTTATTCACGGCGATGAAATTCTTTCCCTTGATTTCCACTCTTTCAACTCCTATGCTCCGGCTCATTTTCTCCGTCTGAGCCTCACCGGAAAGCCCGTATTTCTGGACGATCTCCCGCATTCGTGCCTGCATGTCGTTGTGTTGCTTCCACTTCTGCATCAGGACACGGTAGATGGGGTCCTCCGCTTCTGTGTAGATGATGTCGATAATCACCTGTTCCGTTTGCAGGAACCTGTAAATTCGGTGGATTGCCTGAATGAAATCGTTGAACTCATAGTCAATACCGATGAAGATAGCCCTGTGGCAATGTCTCTGAAAATTGCACCCGGAGCCAGATAGGCTCTTTTTCGTTGCAAACAGACGTGTTCGGCCTTCCGAAAAATCAATTACCCGGCGCTCCCGCTCGTCGTAATCCATGCTGCCGTAAATGTCCACGGTCTCCGGCAGGGACTTCTTTATTTCGTGGCGTTCCGCTTCCAGATCGTGCCACAAGATGAAATGTGCCTCCTGGTCGCTGTCTACGATTCCTTTGGCTACGGCTACGCGCCGCTGAATGCTGTCACGCTTTTCCCGCGCGGCCTCCGCCAGAGATGTTGCCGCGGCGTTCATCATCTTGTATTGCCCGTCCCGGTCCGTTTCCGTGCCGTATTCGTCCGGAACGATATGCACCCGGACGTCCAGCGGGGGAAGGTCGTACCCGGTATCGTCATATCCTAAATCGGAGGGCTTCCCCACGAACAGCGCCCACGAGGATACCCAGAGCCAGAATTCATCTTCTTTGTGGGGGTACAGGGTAAGGTTGTTTGCCTTGGTGCTGTCGCGCTGGAAAAACCGGGTCAGGGCCTGTCCCGTGTCCACGATCTCCAGATATCCGGCATAGTGGATAAGCTCCTTGTACCGGTTGGGCGACGGCGTAGCCGTGCAGACCAGCTTATATTTCACACCCCGGAACTTGGGCAGGAAGGTTTGATACGTCTTGCTCCCGAAGCTACGCAGCACGGACGCTTCATCTAGTGCCACGGCCGTGAACTGCGTTGGGTCAATGTCCCCGTCCCGGACGCGCTCATAGTTGGTCATGACGATCTCTGCATCCGTATTCCTGAGTTCCGCCATACTGGTGATATAGGTCGGTGCAGGATATCCCAGAATGGTTTCCGCATCCCTGGCAAACTCCTGCCGAACGCCAAGCGGAAGGACGATCAACGCCCGTCCGCCGTCGTGCTTTACGGCCTGATGGCAGAACTCTATCTCCTGCACCGTCTTTCCAAGGCCGAAAGATTGGAACAATGCCCGATGTCCGCCGCGAAGCGCCCACACTACAGAGTCCCGCTGGTGCGGCTTCAGATTCGAATTGATCTCACCGGGGTCAACGTCGAACCCGCTCTTTTTGGCCAAAACGATCTTGGATTTCAGGAATTCCAGATATGTTTCCATCGTCTCACCACTCCACCGTCACTTTCCCGCTTTCCGGCACCGCTACCCGCAGGAATTGCACCAAATCCGAAAAATCGGTGAAACTAAACTCCATGCGGGCATGCTCCAGGATCAAACTCTTCCCGGATTCCTGAGCTGTAGGTTCTTCGGCGGGAGTCTCCGCGGCAGTCTGCTGTTCGGCGTTCGCCCACTCTGCAACCTTCCGGCCCCACAGTAGCAAATTCCCACCTCCGCGCGCAAACGGTGTCCCGTCGGCTTTTGCGGCGGCTCTTATGGTCGCGCTTGCCGCGCCCATTTCATCCGCCAGCCAGCTTGCAGTGCTGCCGAAGCTCTGCATGTTACGAAAGAACTCGCGTTTCAGGTCATCCGGCAGTGTCTTGAACTCCGGCCACGGCATGGGCCGGGTGATGTTGTAGCTTTTCACTTCTCCATTTTTCTCCCTTCTTTGCTTCGCGGTCAGGTTGTCGCTGGGCAGTGTACACCCGCCGCGCTTCCGGCTGATATGCGCAAACGCACCTCGCGCAGTGCGCTTTTTCTGCATGCAATCGTAGTCAAAGTCATTCATACCGGCTGATATACACCTCCGTCCGGGGGTTGTCCTTGTCGTACAGGACCCGGCTCCCATCGTGCGACACGATGATACTGCTGTTGTCATCCGCCAGGGTCCCGGCATACACCAGGATGTCGTCGATAGCCTCCAGCAGGTTGGTTAAGTCCACCTTGCGCCGGGTGGGCATATAAAACAGGCACTTAACCTCCACCGGTTCTGCGATGGTCTCGCCGCCCTTGCAATGCCATGCGGCGGCCTGCTGGTACGCCTCGTACTGTGCGGACGGCAACACCATCGGCGCACCATACCGCCCTCGCACAATGCGCTGGTGATTTTTCTTGGTCACAGGGGGCAGGGGAATAACGATCTTTTTCATGTCACCCTCACTTCACTATGCGGCCCGTGTTGGGGAAATAGGCCATCCTCACCATCCCGGTGGGGCCGCGTCTGTTTTTGTCCAGGTATAGCTCCAGCATGTCCGGGTCCCATTCGCCCCGGTCCTCTTTCTCGCACGGGCGGTGCAGCAGCGTCACGGTGTCCGCGTCCTGCTCGATCGCGCCGGACTCCCGGAGGTTGGCCATAGTAGCCCGAAACTCGCCGCCACGGTCTGATGCACCGGCTCTGTTCAGCTGGCACAGGCACAGTAGTGGGATATCCATCCGCATGGCCAGCAGTTTTGCCGACCGGCTGTTTTTCGTGGTGCTCTCGTAGAGCGTGGCTTTCTTGTTTTCTTGTTCCAGCAGGCCGATGTGGTCCAGCACAATCAACCCCGGTCGCTCTTTGTAGGCCAGTGCCGTCACGCCCCGCATGTCCATGCCCGTCCGCCGGTTGAACACGATGGGCAACTCGGACAGCTTGGCGGACGCTTCCGCGTATTTGGCGTATTCTGCCTCTGTCAGTGTGCCGCCGAACATCAGCAGCCGGGAGGATATCCCCGCCATGTTGGCCGTCAACCTGCTGGTGCAGTCATCCGGTGACATCTCCAAGGAAATATACAGCACCTTCACGCCGCGTTTTGCCGCATTGAGGGCGATTTGCATAGCCAGGGCGGATTTGCCCTTTCCAGGCCGCGCGGCGACGATGTGAAACCCGCCGTTGATAAGCCCGCCGCCCAGCAATCGGTCAAATTCCTGCAAGCCGGTCTTGACGTATGGTGGGGGTCCGCCGGCAAAGCCCTTGTCGACGCGATTTTTAAGGCTCTTCACGGCATCGGAGACTGCCAGGCCCCCGGATACCCCCGTGCCGTCCTGAATCGCCGTGACGGCTTCCTGCGCCGCTCTGAGTGCATCCTGCGGAGATAGATCCGCTGTTCGGAGTTCTTCGCCTAAATCTCTGAGCTTCCGGCCCATGGATGCATCCCGCATCCCGGCCACCCACACGTCGATGTTGGCGGTGGTCACGACAACTTCCATGCAGTCCGTCGCGATCTTGCTCGTCACGTTTTCATTGCGGCTGGATGCGTCCATCAGCACGGACGGAGCATCCGCAGGGTCCCCGGCTTCATTCCGCCGCTGGATGGCCCGGAACAGCTCTGCGTATTCCGGCACCAAAAAGTCATCCGGGGACAGCTCTGCGGCGGCTTCGTAGCACTCTGGCTGGATGAGCAGTGCGCCAATGACGTTTTGCTCCAGGTAGAGAGAGTCCAGCATGCGTCAGTCCTCCTGCGTCCAGCCGCCGGTGTCGGTGTTGTACGTCCATTTTGGGCCCTTCTGCTCCGCTGGCGGCTTTGGGTTGTCCCGGTAATGCCATGTGCGGACGGCAGCTTTCCAGTCCTTCATGTGGTTTTTGCCGACCATCCAGCCCTTCTGCTGGTAGAAGGCCACAAAGCGATCTGCGTTGACGTGATAGCCCTTCTCACGGACATACTCCGCCACAGCATCAACGGTTGGTGGGGAGAAACGCGCGGCGTGCGCGTTTTTCTCTCTTGGATTCGGATTGGATTCGGATTCGGATTGGATTAAGGCCGCAGATTGCCGCGACTCGCCGCAGATTGCGGCAACTTGCCGCAGATTGCCGCGACTCGCCGCAGATTGTTGCAAAGCTGTGTTTTCCGGAGGCTCGGGGAACTTCGGCTTGCAATCTCTGATACGCTGATGCTTGACCCACCCGGGGAACAAAAAGTAGGGCCTCCCGTCCACTGTGTAGAGGGACACGCAGCCTTTTGCCGCCAATTCTTGGAGCGCAGCATCGATATCTTTGATGGATAACCTCTCCCGGAACGGGAAAACACGTCCTTTTATGATAGCGGGGCGGGCATCTCCGCGCCCCGCATCATCCGCCTGCGTAATCAATCCAACCCAAAGCCGAAACTCAAAATCCGAAAGAGCTGCGATTTTTTCCGAGTCGCATAAGCTTTCCTTTATGATTCTATTCGGCATGGCAGACCTCCTTCAGAACGGCAGGTCGCCATCATCTTCGATCTCGTCAAATTCCTGATCGTCGACTGCGCGGGACTCCTGGGGTTTGCTGTCCCGCTTGGAGTCCGCGAAATATACGTTATCGGCCACCACCTCAACGGCCTTGCGGCGATTGCCATCTTTGTCCTGCCAGTCGCGGACCTGAATGCGGCCCTCCACGGCAGCCATGCGGCCCTTGGCAAGGTACTTCGCGGCAAACTCACCTGTATTGCGCCATGCCACCACGTCGATGAAATCCGTTTCCTTCTCACCGCTCTGGGACTTGAAGTCCCGGTCCACGGCCATGGTGAAGCTGGTGACGGCGGTGCCGCCCTGGGTACGGCGCAGCTCAGGGTCCCGGGTCAACCGGCCCATGATGATGATCTTGTTCAGCATTCTGCCACCTCCAAGCGCTCCATAAACTTCTCCAGATCCTTGGCCTTGAAGTAGACGCGGGGGTTCCCTCGGGCCACATGATAGCCCTGGATAACGCAGTCGTTCCGCATGGCGTCCAGCGTGTCAACGCTTACGCTCAACAGCCTGGCCGTCTCGCTTCTTGTGTACAGCAGTTTCTTTTCCATCGTTGCCTCCTATAGATATGACTTTCCAAACTCGCGCCTGAAATCGGATTCTGACCAGCCCTCGTTCTTCATGATCGTCAGCTGTCCGTACCGACGCAATCGCCGCATCTGGTCGCCGTTCCGGTGCACGGCGGACTTTCCGTTCCTGTGGCACCTGTCACCGCAGAGCCACACCACCGCGCCGTATTTCTCGCTTTTGCCGCGGTAAGAACCCCCAAAAATATGGTGACGCTCCAGCGGGTCCTGTGCGCCGTTCCTACCGCACAGAAAACATCTTCTTTCACTCATCGACATCGTACTCCGTACCGTCCGATACAAACTCCGGGCATTCTGTGATTCGGTACGATGGTATTCTTCCGCACAGTAGCGTTGGCACTGCGGTCCAGCCGGGGACCGGTTCAAAACGTTTTGACCAAGAGCACCCGCCGCATGCCTTGGCGCAGCCCCAGCACAGTTGCGGCTTTTCGACCTCTGTGAAGATTGCATCTACGGGCCACCCAGCCTTCCAGCGCTTGCGGATTAAATCCGGGCTGATTCCGGTAATTATTGCCCAGTCACATACGGTCTTCTTCTCGCCGTTCCAGGTCAGGAAGGTCGGCGTAACCCGGTGTTTGATGCACCCGCAAGATTTCTTGTGCCCTCTGCGCAAATTCGCGCCATTAGAAATTGTCTTATTGCCGCAGTCACACTGGCAAACCCAGTACGTGTTATTCCCCGTCGCCTTGAGAGAGATGGGGTATAGCGCCACCAGCTTCCCGTAGCGCTGCCCGGATATGTCCTTTGTTCGGGGAAACGCGCGTCGTGTCATTTTGCGGCACCCCACTCTCTGTCAAGTTGACTGTCCATGAGCCGGATTTGCAGTTTCATGGAGTTTATTGCCTCCATAGCGGATTTGTACACCACTTCCGCACAGTCCCGCTCAAACCGCAGACCGGCTATCTGTGTGGACCCTCGGCAAATATCGGAGATGATCGTCACCGGCGTTCCCTTCTCGCGCTCATCGAGGATGCGCCGCGCGAGGGCTATGCGGTAGGCTTTTTCAGCTTCCGCATATTTCTGCCCCCGCTTTTTCAGTTCCGCAATGGCCACGTCCAACATCCGGCTCTTGTTGCCGATTTCTGTAACCAAATCATTCATGGTCACTTCTCCGCTTTCAGGGCGGCCTTAATACAGGCGGCACACAATTGGCGGCCAAGCCGCTTTTTTGAGTATGTAACGATATCCGGGACCTCCCAAAGTTCCCCGTTGCGTTTTGTGATTGCCGTGATGTCTCCACCACAGTTCTCGCACTTAGGAGACTCTTGACGAGCGTCCAGCTCCGCAGATGAGATTTTATCGGGGTCCTCGCCAGTGGGCAGCGCGAATGTGCGCAGCCACATATACTTGAAAGCATACGTCATGGCCTTCCCGCTTCCCTTGTCCTGCGTGTCCGCACCGTCCCCGCACGACGCAATATCGATGTACTGGGACGGGTCCTCGGTATCTTGCATGCGGTATATAACGTCCACGTGCGTGATGGTCTTGTCACGGCTGGCCGTCTGTGCGATGGGGTACACGATCAGTTTGTACTTGACCAGCTTCTGCCGCATGACGGATGTTACCTTCTCCTCAGAGAGTGCCTTGTAGCCGGTGCTGCCAAAAGACACATGGTCGTCCTTTGCCAGGTATTGGACCTCGTTCATAATGGCGAGGATTTTTTCGTAGATATTCAAAAGTTGTCTCCTTTCGCAATGTTGTCCAGCGTAGCACCGTCCAGAAGGTCGGCCAGGTATTCGCGTTCAGCTCGGTTGAAATCGCTGACGAACAGCCGGAGAAGCCCTTTGACACGCAGCTTGCACTTGCGGCACACCGGGTCCTGTGCGTTCTTCGCGCCGTGGCAAGACGGGCACTCGTCAGCCGTGTATTCTTCAGATCCACAGTGAGGGCAATAGTATGCGGTGCTGTCTCCGTATTCTTCGGAGTACTCTCGTTTGCGGACGGGTTCCTCAAACCCAGCGCCGCACTCATCACAAATGTACATCATCGGGCCTCCTTTTCCGCCAAACGGCGTTTTTTCTTGTAGTACGCGTTATCCGCAGCAGCCAGGCCTGGGTTTTCCCGCCTGCGGCGTCTTGCGTATGCAGCGCGTTCTTCGCGGTGCGCCTCGTTGTATCTCCGGCACCGTTCGGCGTAATCGCGCTTCCGTTCGCGGTCTTTCCTACGTTCTTCGGCTTTCCCGTCATACCATCCGATGTGCTTGTACGACGCGGAAAAGCACTTTGAACTGCAATAATATGTAGTAGCCGCCTTTTTGCCGTCACGAGGAACTTGGCGAACCCACGGCGTATCGGCTGTCGTGAGGAACGTCTTGCCGCAAGTCCCGCACTCCCGAATAAGCGTCCGGCGGTGCTCTACGATTGACCTCTTGCAGCTCATTTCTTCACCCTCTCTTCCAGAAGGAGCCGTACCCCCTGACACAGCGCATAGATCAAATCGTTCTGCCAGATGTCGCGGTCAATGGCCACCTTGGTCATGCCGGTTTCGATTGCGTCCAAGGCCTCCACCATATCAGAGCGTTTCGCAGGGCGGGCCACCATCTCGCGGTGCGCCTCGTTAGCCTTGATGAGGGCCTGGATGTGTGCGCGCTGGTTGTCGAGGGCATCAGCGGCTGCATGCATTATCGAGCGGATACAACTACCGTCTCCACATGCCCACGGGCATGAGCTACATGCTCCAGTCTCGTCCGCGCACTTCCGCAACTCGTCCGCAATTTCCTGCGGGGTAAGTCTGTTCATCGCTCGCCCTCCATCCAGTCCAAGAACTTCAGCAGGCCGGAGACGGAGGCCCCAACGCCGATGAAGCAGAAGATCCATACGATAGTCATTACTCCGCCTCCACGATCTCGCCGCGTCTCAGGGTGTACCAGGTATCCGCTCTGATGGTCTCTCCATCAACCCGGGCCAGTTTGGCATCAACGATATCGCCTGAGTCGTCCCGCTCGGAAACCACGATCCAGTTTCCAAGTGTGCCTTTTGCGAGGCTATATTCGCCCCACGCCACTGCAATGCACTGCGTTCCGACGGCTGATGCCAAGCCGTCACATCCGGTGGCGGTAGCAGTGCCCATCACTCCAGAAGCGACGGCGTTGCCATTCATTCCAGACGCGGCGGCGTTGCCACTCAATCCAGACGCGAC